ATATTATTATTATGTATTAATATACTATAATATAACATTTTATATTATTCATACATTACCAAAAAAACATTAATAAATATACAATATACATTTAAAAACTATTTACTATGAATATATAACACATATACATACATACCTACATACCTACATACATACATACATACCTATAAATCCATATACATATATACACATAACTAAATGCCAAAAATTGAAGAAGGTCTAAAACTAGATTTCAATAATGTTCTAATCCGTCCAAAACGCTCTACCCTCAATACACGTTCAGCCGTTCATCTAACCAGAACTATCAAATTTAAGAATTGCATATCGCTAAAAACGTGGGATGGTATTCCAATAATCGCATCTAATATGGATACTGTCGGAACTTTCGATATTTACAGTATTTTATCAAAATTTAAAATTATAACCGCTTTTCACAAATTCTATGATGTCAAAGATTTTATAGATTATCAGGAAAAAAATAATATGACATTTAATCCAGACTATTTTATGGTATCCACCGGAATTCAAGAGCAAGACTTTACACGTCTGAATCGCATTCTTGACAGTGTAGATTGTAACTGGATATGTATAGATATTGCCAACGGATATATAAAGTCCCTCGTTGAATTTTGTAAACGTGTTCGAGCTGCTTATCCTGATAAAATAATCGTCGCTGGAAATGTTGTAACACGTGAAATAGTAGAAGAGCTTATTCTAAATGGTGGCGTCGATGTGGTTAAAGTAGGTATCGGATCCGGAAGCGCTTGTCTTACGCGTATGAAAACCGGTGTAGGTATGCCTCAATTATCTGCTATTATGGAATGTGCTGACGCTGCTCACGGTGTAGGGGGTCATATTATCGGTGACGGTGGAATAACTTGCCCTGGTGATATGGCAAAGGCATTCGGTGGAGGTGCCGACTTTGTTATGGTAGGTGGTGCTTTCTCTGGACACGATGAAAACCCTGGTGAACTTATTACCCGCCCCGATGGATCTCAATGTAAAATATTTTATGGTATGAGTTCATCTCACGCTATGAATAAACACTATGGAGGTATGGATAATTATCGCGCATCCGAAGGTCGCGTTGTTAGTGTCCCATATCGTGGCCCTATTGAAAACACTGTTCTCGATTATTTGGGAGGGCTGCGAAGCACTTGTACCTACATAAATGCCTCGTGTATCAAGCATATCCCCTTATGCACAACATTTGTCCAAGTATCTCAACAACTAAATACGTCTCTGGTATAAGTTGTATATTTTGTATATTTTGTATATTTTGTATATTTTGTATATTTTGTATATTTTGTATATTTTGTATATTTTGTATATTTTGTATATTTTGTATATTTTGTATATTTTGTATTGTCTTTTATCCTAAATACAATATTTCGCGTATTTATTGCGATATATTGTATTACATCTTTTACTCGTGCCTAGATTATCTCGCATACATAAGCCCGACGTTGCCTGACATAAATGTCACAACATTGAAACGTTCTTCCAATATTACTAAATTATAGTTATAATCATATATACGCCATACAGGCTTATTTACTCCGATTGGTATCGGTTCACCAGTAAGAGGATTCGTTTGCGAGTCACAAATCGTAAGAAAATTCGCATTAGGATCCAAAGGTGGATAAAACGTAGTAAATTCAAACTGAACATTTGAAAATTTGCTCGTATTTAAAGCACCAGACGGTTGTATAATAAATGGATCAGTATCAAGGCAAAAATTGTAACAGTATAACCCATCAGGCGCATTTCCCTTTGTTCGCACATATTTTTCCACATAATTGAACACTCCTGCGTCAAGAGGACTCTCACGATATTTACCGTCCAATAAAATACCAAGATTCAACAATATGTCTCGCTGATTCTCGACATTAAATGGTTGTGTAACAAAATACCCTGTATTGTTTGTAGTCACCGGATTATAACCCGGACCAATATTTGGTCCAATACCAATTGGTGGTGATGGAACACACGGCAAATTTAATGCCCCATATTGCCCGCCATAATCGATCAACGGACTAACTGGCGCAGGGACTACATCCACCGGCAAATAACTATAAGGCCAGTTTGTATAATTGCTCCACTGATTTCGCAGATTTATGTCACTCCTCTGAAAGAAAAACATCCAGCTACTCACCATACCAAGCGTATTCTCCAACCATACACGCTGCGACCCTGTCACATTATTGAAATTCCATTCATACGCCGACTTTATCAAATATTTCTGCTCGTTTGCCGCGAATACTTTAGCTTCGTCGTTTGATAGAAACCCATACGTGCTTATCAGATGAATGTCAGCATTCCACTCTGATTGCGCCGAATTTTGGTATGTATCTGTTGCCAAACTCACACTCGGTGGCGACTGTAGAAACCTATACAATTGCATATACTCCTTCGTATAATTCGGCCTAACTGTTGGCCACCCATTGATTGGATCCATTACATCACGAATAGTATAAAGGTCTTGTATTGGACGCATAACTACGTCTATCTGTAGCTGATTATACTGAAGCGCAATAAGTGGGAAAGCCATTTTACTGGAAAGCGTAAACCACGCATTTATCGGTATATATAACTTACGAGAACGTATAGACGGCTCAGATCCCTGTGATAATGTCGTATAATAAGCATTCGGGTATGTATTTATCCGGCTACCTGAATTTCCTGGATCATTTAATTCTGATATGTTACCTGTCATCTCATCATACAATTTCTTCTTAACGTCCGAAAAGTCACGCTGAACAAGCCCTAATAAATATTTACCAGTTAATACTTGTAGCGTCTGCCCGCCAACCGATATTACGATTTCTTTTATCATTTGTGTTCCTAAATTATCTATCCAGCGGAATTCGTATGGTGCCCAATTTTCATTACAATTACTTGGTGGCATAATCGGACTCCATATAGTTGGAAGAGTCACAACGATATACGTATCCATTAATAAATCTGCATAACGTGGTATATAAAATGTGAACTTCGAATCTGTAGATAATCGTAGAGAGCGCTGCCCAGTAAAGTCTATTCTAAATTTTTGTAGACCAAAATTTGTATATTTTGCATATGTAGATTTGAAAAATGTTTTTTTGGGGTTTCCATTTAGTATAACATTTTGATTTCCAAAGGATACAATATTTAGTAAACCTCCTGTCATTATTTTTTATATATATTTAACATATTAATAATTTTAACAAGTTTTATATATATATTATTAATATCAATATTATTAATATAAATATCAATATTATTAATATAAATATTATCAATATTATTAATATCAATATATATATAATATACCGACTTAATAAAATGAATCCACAATCATCTGCCCCTAAAACAAATTCTTTAAATATATTATCAAATTTAAGTGTTAAAAATATGCGCGAAATGTTACATACTACTATATCCCCAGTAGCAATACATTGGTTCGGAATGTCTTTTGTTGTCGTTATTCTACTTTGGCTAATTACGTATGTAACTACGAAATTAAATTTAAACCGAACAAACTGTCTTAGTATTCAGTCTTATTATAATGAACCGACCAAAATAACATCCGCCTGGACAAGTCTCAATTCTAAAGATTATCAGAAAAATCTCCGCGACTTTTATATTAAAACAGCATACAATTGCTGTGCATCCGGGCAATATAAGAACGACTATGTTAGTTTATGCGCACTTCACAATACCATTGTCCAAGGATGTAGATGTCTCGACTTTGAAATTTACTGCTTAAATGATGCACCGGTTGTTGCTGTTTCCTCAATTGACCAGGTAGGCGTAAAGCAGAGTTATAACGCCCTCCCAATTTCTGACGTATTAAATGATATAAATACATACGCCTTTTCCGAAGTTAACGTGCCAACTGACGGAAAGAACCCGCGTTACTGCCCTAATCCAAAAGATCCCCTCTTATTGCACTTTAGACTAAAAACAAATAAAGTAAATATTCTTAATCAGCTCGCGGCAGAAATTGCCCAGACCCTCGGTAATAGACTATTGCCTATCGATTATATGCGCGAATACAATGGCAAAAATATTACAAAAGTTCCGATTAGCGTATTTTTAGGCAAAGTCGTTATTATGGTAGAGAAGAGCAATACATCACAGGGTATGCCAATACTCTACCAATCAAAGAATCTATGGGAGCTCACAAATGTCACTACTAATTCAGCATTTATCCACGAAAAATTCTTTACTGATATTAAAAACACAACTGATCCGCAAGATATTATCGAATTTAATCGTCAAAATATGACAATCGTATTACCAGACCTGGCAGAATATGACATAAATTATATATACACTGTTCCTCAAGTATTAGGATGCCAGTTGATGGCAATGAGCTTCCAAAGTCACGACCAGAATCTTGTTACATATAATGCTTTTTTCGAACAAGCAGGTAGCGCTTTTGTTATGAAACCGGATTCTCTGTTATATGTCCCCACATTCATTGATAAGCCAGAACCATTGTCACCAAGACTCAATACCGCTACTAGGTATAAAGAAGTTCCTGGTTTGGGTATGATGCCTTCTTAATAAATCATACCCCTCCCGCAATCCCATATTAAAAATAATTATTTTATTTTATATTGATAATATAACATACAAAATAATATAAAATAAAATAAAATGATTAATGATTCACCCGATTCAAATATATTATATTATGAAAATCGAGAGCTGGAATTATTAAAAAATGCAATGAATATTGAAGCAAAAAAAAGAGGAGAACGTATTGCTCAAAATCCGGTTATGAAAGAAATTATAGGCGTGTTGGAAAAATTCATTAGCGATAAAAAACTCGTTTGTTACGGTGGCACAGCAATCAATAATATTCTCCCCGAATCATATCAATTTTATAACCGGAATTTAGAAATACCAGATTACGATTTCTTCTCTTCCAACGCAATAAATGACGCAAAAGAATTAGCAGATATTTATTTCCGTAAAGGGTTCTCTGATGTAGAAGCGAAAGCAGGTGTTCATTATGGAACATATAAAGTATTCGTAAACTTTTTTCAGATCGCAGATATTACCCAACTCGATAGTAAACTATTTAGTAGTCTGAAGAAAAATGCTATTGCCAAAGATAAAATATTATATGCACCCCCTAATTTCCTTCGAATGGCGATGTATTTAGAACTGTCTCGTCCTAGCGGCGATATTTCTAGATGGGAAAAGGTATTTAAGCGTTTAAATCTTCTTAACCGTCATTACCCTTTAAAGGCTGCAAATTGTGACCCAGATACATTTAAACGTTCATTGTCTGCGCGTTCATATAACAAACAGTTTCAGTATGAGAAGGATAAAATACAGACGACCATAAAAAATATTGCATCGAAAGAGAAGCTCGTTTTTATCGGAGGATATGCAACTATTTTATATTCGCGATATTTACACAATAATGAGCGAAAATATTTAGAAGAAATTCCCGATTTTGATTTGTTGTCCAATTCCCCCGATAAAACAGCCAAGGCAATAAAGGATGCACTCGAAAAGCAGGATATTCGAAATATTAGAATTGAAACAAAGGCAGCTATACCTGAATATTTGTCTACTCATTATGAAGTTAGTGTAGGATCGCAGCCCGTGGCTTACGTATATAAACCTCTTGCTTGTCATAGTTATAACTCTATCAAGGTAAATGGTAAGATATTTCGCGTTGCTACAATTGATACAATGATGAGTTTTTATCTTTTATTTTTATATGCCGATCGCCCTTATTATAACCCTCATAGAACCCTATGTTTATGTGAATATTTATTTAAAATACAGCAGAAAAACCGCCTAAAACAGACTGGATTATTGCGCCGATTCAGCGTTACCTGTTATGGTAAACAAAAGACACTCGAGGATATTCGCAATGAAAAGGCCAAACAATATAAGCGTCTTAAAACGAAAAAAAAGAGCAAAGAATATAATCGATGGTTCTTGCGATATAATCCAGAGTTAAATCCCGACAATAAGGCTTACATTAAGCAAGACAAGACGGAAGAGGATATTATAAATGAGGCAAAATTAGCACTTGAAGCAAAGGTTCTTACTTCAAAAGCTATTATAAATGGTATAGACGGTATTGAGAGACTTGATAAACTAGAATCATCAAAAAAACGTAAAACTGCTACACCTTCGCCGATCACGCCTATGAAGACACCTTCTGCTTTGAGGATGAAAAAACTAAAGAATAATACGTTACGAATGTCGAGATCATCGCGCCTTTCTCGAACACGTAAAAACAAGGAAGTTGAAAACTTATTATTCGTAGAGGACGATATAATCCCGTAGATGTGTTGTGAATCTTGACTATTACCTCTAACTTTTAGATATTTAAATCTTTTTCATTTACAGTAACATTGCGCTATAAATGAAAATAAATGTGGTGAAATCGTAACAACACCGTCATACATTAAAATGATTCCACTTTATCCAACATTTTAGTCAACCCAAAGTATCCTAATGCAAATAGTGCGCTCATAAAAACCAGTCCGCTTATATTGAAATTGCCATCCGCGTTGAATACGGATGGCAAATACTTCAAAATATATTTTCGGGTAATAGGAAGCTGAAATGCGAAATATAAAATACCTACTAACAGAGGAACTTGAATAAGTTTGTAAATATTTTCCATAGCATCATTTGTATTTATCAGATTTGCTTTTTTTATTTCGTCCATTACATCCTCATCATTGTCGTGTTCTTCAATATAATTTGCTTGAGGTTGATTAGGTGGAGGTCTTGGAACAAAATTGGGCTGAACTTGTTGGTCACTCATCATGTTCATTGTATTCATTGGTATGTCACGTGACGGTAAATTTGTCAAACCATTGATACTAGCTCTTTGTAACCCGTTAACTAGTTCATTGATGACATTTGGTTGTTGCTGTTGCTGTTGCTGTTGCTGTTGTCGTTGCTGTTGCTGTTGCTGTTGCTGTTGTTGCCCATTAAAACCTGCTATATTTGGGGAATACACTTGTCCTTGAATTTGAGAAGGAGGGGGCATATTCATACTACTATTACTCATTTCCATTTTTTGAATAGAAAGATTATTTTGATTTCCACCCATTATAGGATCGGTTGGAAGGTCGTCGATGCTTGTTGTATCAGACATTTCTTAATATATTCTATAAAGAATGATAGATTTGTATTTACTACGCAAATCTAACTAATTTCTTTTGAGAATCACACGGTTCAGATTTATTCATATATGTATAACATTTGTCGCCATATAAGTATGTCTCTTTCTCTAATTCTGTTATAGGTGGGGAAGTAAAAACAATACATTTTTCTCCTTGGCATTCTTTTCTAAATAATGTTGATAATCCTAAACCAAGAATAATAGATATTATATATTTACTTGTATCAGAATGCAACCATTTTTTAATATTCATTTTATATTTTGTTATAGATCGTTATATATTAATTACTATATAATATATATATAATAT